CGTTATACCGTTGTTTGCTACCGTAGGAAAAATCGTGAGTGGATCATTCATTCACGAACTGATCGCGAGCTTTCTGCTCAGCAAGTTGAATGGTATCGTGTCTGGCCAACTCTCGCTGAAAAGCGTCTACAATCAACAATTCAGCGTCGTGAGCTCCTAAGGCTTCGTAGAGCTGTCTAAAGTGCATTTGCAGTCTGAGTCGTTCAAAGTTGATGTTCACGGCAGTCCTTTCAGTTGATGCACTCGTTGGTGCAGTCGTTGATAGCCCATTTGGCTCCACACACCATCTTGTGGTATCCAAAGTTCCAAAAAGTCTATGTGATCTGTGCGTCCTGAGCTCCACTGTACTTGTACACCTGTTTCATTGTAGCCCCAGCAACCCCAGCGTACTTGTCGTGTGGCCGTGATTTCTTGTGCTCTAAGTGCACCACCAGGCCAGCCACAGGGTTCACGCAACAGGGCTATCCTTTTGGTCGTGGGCCAAGTGGTCTGGGCCACCACTGACTCTGGTACTTGAGCCAGGGTGGGGACCACAACAGCAAGGAGCAAACACGCAAGTAATATACGCATATTAAGTATTGTATGTGATTGTGTGTTGTTGGTCAACCAGTAAATACCCATATGGTTGTCGTAAATTTACAACACGTTGGTCCTGTGCCACACCGTTTTGTGTGTGCTCAAGAACTGGCCATCATCTTGGAAAGTGCTGAGGAAATCATAGCAGACACACCAGAGTCTGACCTGGCGGAGATTCTGGCAGAATGGGAAACAGGTCTGACCTGGCGGGCCTTGGAACGCACACCCGTGGATGATGCCTGGTACAGTAGAGCTTTGTTGCTGACTTGCCTGCGTGGCCTTAGAGGCGAAATCGCCCCACAATTCTACTACTTTAGCACGGACAACTAAATACTTGCGTTGGGGATCGTGGCTCGTTGGGCCTATAAACAATTAGGCCATCCTTCCGTTATCATAATGCCATTTGATAATCCTTTTTTTCTCCATAGTCCCCAACACCCAAAGGCCTTTAAGTCTCCAATTTAATCGCCCCACAAAAGCCCAGGTTCGCCTGGGCTTTTTCTTTGACACTTTTTCGTGTATAGTATAAATACGATAGAGAAAAAAGGATGTAATGGCACTGTAGTAAAACTTTATATGGAAGGAATACCAAATGAATCAAGACATCACAGCAGAAGACATTCTGCGAGCAATACAATTCAAACAACGCAAGGCAGGACCTGGTTTACTCTACGATCTTGACGCGAGAACTAAATCTCGCACGCGAGAAGAATTAAACAATAAAACAATAAAAGAATTAAACAATTCATCTCGCCCAAGCGAAGATGAAAAAGATGAGCAAAGCCCCTTGTCATCAGTGGCTTCGCCACTGGAAACCCCTGACAGTGGTCAAAAGGATTTTGGTAGTGATATCACCGCCGCGAGAACTACATCTCGCTACACAGGCATCGCTGTGCAACACTGCGTGCCCAACGCCAAATCCAGTCGCCCTGGTGTCAAATTGGCCATAAGCCTACAAACTGCTGGTATGGCTCAACACGGACACTTGTTGTTGCTGACCGCAGAACTCAAACGATACAAACGCCTGCGTGAAATCAAGGCCAGAATGGATGACACTGCGGCTTTTGCTCAAATATTAGATCAAGCCAAACAGCAGATCTACGCAGATCAAGACCACACCATTGTGATGGGTCGCTGTCACTTGCGTGGCCAAAGATCCGCTTGGATACCCAATGTGCTGGTCATTGGCAGAATTCAGGCGGACTGTGTGAGCCAAGTGATCTTGTTCTTGGACGATGAAGAGTATACAATCAAGTTAGATCATCCACTGACACAGGCTCAACAGCCCTTGTATTTGAGTGCTGGCCAGTGGGGCTCCATTGCCAATCCACGAGCACACAGTCCCAATCTGCGTGCCATTATTCAAGAGAGGTTTGGATCGTGAACGAACGCTATGATGAATATGCCTGGACCAAGATGCCTTTTGGCAAACACAAAGGCAAGGTCCTGCGAAACATACCAGATGGTTATCTGCGTTGGGGTATATTGAATTTAGACTCCTATTTGGCCACTATGTTCAGTGTGGAACTACAACGCAGGCATCCAAAATTACGCAAAACATCAAGCAATGATAAATAAAAAGTAAGACAGAAAACAAGGAGAACCAAAATGGCAGACATAGAGCGTGGTATCAGAGAAGTTGAACTACTTGCTGATTACCTCAACGACATTATATTAAAAACGGGCAAGGCCATAGAGCGTGACAATCACGCTCTATGGAAACGCTTTTTCCATCACTACAACAACCAAGACTGGGACAACATCATCTCCGCAATGGAAGAGATCTTGACTGCGTATCCAGAGGCATTTGAACGGTTCCACAAGCAGGCCATATTTGAAGCCAGAGATGTGTTGACCAACGAAGCCACCAAGAGTCAGCGAGTAATGGACACCCGTCCCTACAAGATCAAGGCCTGGAAGGCCGCTATGGCCGTGCGTGAGGTCATAAACAATCTCAACGGAGTGAGTATACCCAATGGGCAATCATAATACCAACAAAGGGCGGCGTATTGCCAGCTATGGTGTGCCCAGACCGCACACACGCAAGCCCAGACCACATATTTGGAAAACAGGTCCAGATCCTGTGTTGCACAAAAAGTATTTGACCTGGCTACAGCAAAGAAATCAGGCCTTGTGGCGTGATGAGGGCTGGGACATAGACTTTGCGGCTTGGTGCAAGTTGTGGGAACAACATTGGGAAGCACGTGGCAGAACCAAAGGATCATACTGTATGACACGCAAGGACTGGAGCCTGCCCTGGACCTTGGACAATGTGCAGGTCATAACCCGTAGCGAACACGCTGTGGCACAGGGACACGCCAAGGCCGCAGGCTGGTCCAGCATTGCACAAAAGCGCAAACGCTATCGCCGTAGACAACAGGAGCTGAATCTTGCAAGTGATGATTAGTTTTCGTGATGGCGTAGAATTTCAAAGGCTGTGTGAGCATTTCACAGGCCAGCGTGGTGATTTTGTGCAAGACTTTATGGTCAACACAGCACCAGGTCAACAGGACAGGATGTGCGTGTATCACATTGAGGACAACAGCCCCTTGGCCACTTGGATACATTTGCAACACCCAGAATGGATAGACTATGTGTGGACTGCCAGAAACAGGGCCGCACAGGTTGCGGATCCAGAAGAAACATTTTTCAAACTAGTCGCGGAGGACATTTATGAACGAAGAGCAAATACTACCCCTTGAAGCCTACAGCCACAAGGTCACGGATCGCTGGCGTTGGCGAGCACCCACAGGCGCTGACACACAGGACATAGTGGACTTGGCCTTGGTGTGCTTTGGTGGCGAAACAGACCAGTTTTTCCAAAATGATCCCTTGGAATATGGCAAAAACGTGATGTTGGCCACGGTCAACCAATTCTACAACCCCGTCAGCGAACTGTTGAGTGTGGCCTATGATGGTGATGTACTCCTGGCCTACAGCTGGGTAATTCGTGGACAATATGCGCCCTGGAGCAGAGAAGAAATGGCCACAGTACGCATAGCACACTGCCGTCTGGATTTGAGTCAAAGAGAAAGAATCACTTTGTTGGCACAGATGTTGCAAATGTGGGAAGTGTGGGCTAGAGCAGCCAAGGTCAACATCATATTCAGTTCAACCATACGTGAAAGCCAGGATCCCTTTATGAAATTGCATCAACGTGCGGGCTACACTGTGCGTGGCAGTTGTGCCTACAAGCGACTAAATCACATCAAAATAGATCCAGAAACTGGACGAGTAGACGTGCTTAAATAAACAGGTCAAGCCACCGCGAGGCCAGCTTCCAATCTTGATATTTTGTGGCTTTCTATCAGGAATGTGAACCTCCGTAAGCATCAACGGAAGTTATGCCTCAATCTAATGTGCTCTCAAACATCCAGATGTATTTGGCCAAGGTCAACACACGGTCTTGTGCGTAGTTTGAGATTTCTACGTGCCCGTCAGCATCTGCCACAGCAATCAATTCTTCGTAGTCGCCTTTGAGTTCTTCAAGGTCCCTTTTGATTTCTTCAAGGAGGTCTTCTGCGGTGCCTGTGATTTCTGCCAGGGTGACTGTGCTTGTGCCCATAACTTGCTCCAGGCTTGCAGGCATAAATTCACCCAGTGTGCGCAGTAGTTCTGCAAGCGTGTCAATTTGTCCAGATAAGTCTTCATAGATTTTTCCTAGTAACTTGTGATCGCTGTAGAAATTGCGACCTTGTATGTTTACGTGTGCCACGTGACTGCGATAATAGGCCACAAAGTTGTTGGCAAATACTTGTTGAAGTTGGTCTTGTGTCGTCATATCATTGTCCTGGTATCACTGGTCCCAGCACTTTGCTGGCTGCTTTTCTACGTATAGCTTGGTCTATCTTGTCTTGTTCCAGCATCTGTTGTTGTTCAGCTGTGAGTCCACCATAGGTTTGATTTGCTATGGCTGATCTGCGATTGGCAGCGCCAGCCGCACCCATTGTGGGTGCTTCCTGACGTACAACCTGCGCATATGGATTGGTTGCATATTCAGGTGCTGTGGGATTTTGACGTATCCGTTCCATTTCATAGCCTGCCATTGTGTAAGGTGCCAGCAAGACGTTTTCTGGTGCCATAGCTCCAGCCGCTAAGCCTCGTCCCAAGGTCATCAAACCTTGTTTGGCCACGGCAGGGGCATTGGATATGGCCTGTTGTCCATATTGACCTGCTTGGTTGACCAAACTGGCAATGCTTTGGTTGCTTAATTTTGAAGCCGCGTTGTAAACAGGGCCCAAGGTAGGACTGCCTTGTGCATAGGCCTTGGCTGTGAGATATGGATGTTCAATCATTTCTTTGAATCCTGCTCCTGTGACACCATACAAGTTGCGAGCAATGTTGGCTATGTCACCTGCGGCACGCACTGGCAAACTGCCCAAAGTGTAAGCACCTTTGGCTGTTGATCCAATGGCACGGCTGGCCATATCTGGTGTGATCATTTCCTGTGCTACCCCAGTCACAAATTGACCAGCAGCTACATCTTGAGTTCGTTCTGCTGGCGTTTGTTCGCTGGGTTGACGATTAAGGTAAGCCTGTATTTTGGCACGGGCCTCATCTGGGTCCGTGGTTTCAATGTCATAGGTCTTGCCTTGATATTCGTAAAATGGCATATTATAACTTTATAGGATTGTCTTTGGTGCCAGGTTCAGCTTTGTTTTTGTCTTTCTTGCTTTCGCTTTCCATTGGTGTGCCATAAATTGGCTGTTGTCCAGCCTTGCGTAGGCTACGATCTACACCACGCTTGATAATGTCTTGGAAATCCTTGGCCGCTTCTTTGAATTCTGTCTCGCTTTGGCTGGCTCTCATACGGCTGATGGCTCGTTCAGCGGCCGCACCTTCTCTGTCACTGATAGCACCAGTGCCTTTGAGTTGTTGAATACCTTGCAGAAACTGTTGTCCTTTGACTTCTTCAAATCTGGCCTTCCAATCGCTGGTTTCTGTGCCTGGAATGAGACCAGCCACAGTTGCTCCAAACGGAACAGGAATGCCACCAAGCACATCAGCAACACCCACATTGTATTTGAATCCAGGATGGCTGACTAATTCATCAATTTTGGTTGTGAGATAATCTGCGTTTTCGCGGATCTGACCCAAATTGGCACGAACCTTGCCCACATCTTCTGCCACAATTTCAGCTTCTTTCTTTTGAGCGCCTGCTTGTGCTTCAAGTGTGCTCATTGTAGGCCTTGGTTGACCTGGAGCCACAGGTGCGCCTGTTTGTGCTACTGCAGAAGGTTGACCCTGTGGTTGTGCTTGAGGAGCTGGCTGACCTTGTGGTTGAGCGGGTGCGGTTGGAACAGTTGGTTGACCGCCCGCAACAGGAGCAGGAGCTCCGCCACCAATTTGTGGCACAACAATACCAACTTCACCAGGTTGCACAGGCGGAAAGCCTTGACCAACCAAGGTCTTGTTGTAATCACGCAAGATGGCCATTTGCTCTTCAACGCCTTTGCCTTGCAGTTTGAGATTGATGTCTTGTATGGCACGTGTGCGCATATCTGCCAGGCTACCTGTGCTGGCTTGTGGACGGAATCCACTTAATCCTTTACGACCTTGATCTGTTTGCACGTAACTACGTCCTGTGCGCTTGTCTGTAACCACACGGCCAACTTCGCCTGTACGATCATTGACCACTGTGCCACCAACTATGTCTAGTTCGCGTTTGCCGCCAGCCACTTGTTGATAAATGGTAGCTGGTATGGCCTTGCCTGTTTCAGGATCTATGCCTTCAATGGGCAAGCCATCAGCACGCACTTTGACCAGGTAATCTTTGCCATCAATGTTGTAGGTATCCCATTTGGCACCCACACCCAACTTGTCTAGTTCTGATTTAGCTGAATTTTGCATTCCAAGCAGGCCAAACAGGATAGCCTTGCCCCACGAACCTTCTTCTGAAGGTTTGGCACTGGCCACTTTGGCCAAGTATCGTTCGTCTGTGGTCAAACGTTCTTGTTCGCGCTGTCGTTCTACATCTTGACGCTGTAGATCATAGTTTTGTTTGGCAGCCAAGATTTTGTAGCTGTCTGGAACCGTGGCGTCCTGTTTGAGTTGTGCCAACTGCACAGGATCATTTTGAACTTGTAAAAAGCGATTGGCCAAGGGATTGAGTTGACTCACTGCTTGTTCTGTGGCTGTGGGTAGCACATCAGTGGCTGTGGTGCCACCTGCCATCATAATTGGAGGTTGCGCCACAGGAGGTTCTTGCACCAAGGTGCTGGGAGCAACAGGAGCTGTTTCTCTAGGTGTGCCAGGAGGTTCTTGTGCCAAAGCTGTGGGTGCCTGTGGTGCCATTGGAGCTGGCTGTGCTGGTGTTTGGGCAATGGCCGCTTGACCTGTGGGTTGTCCAGGCACATAGCCAGGCATCTTGCCCAACACACGCTGGATGTAATCTTGTGTTTCTTGCGGCAGTTGAGCTGTGTTGAGTTGGCCAGCATTGGCCTGCAAATTTTGCCCCACGCGACCTGGACCTGCATTGTAAGCAGCCACACCGCCTGTGGGACCAAAACGCTGATTCATTGCATTGTAGTAATTTTGTCCAAACTCACGATTTAATTGTTCATTGGCCAAAAGTTGTTGTGCGCCTGCGGTGTCTCTGCTGGGCACTGCTATACCACGCTGTTGTGCCAGATCAAATATGTTTGTGACACCATAACCAGGCTGCATAGCCGTTGAGGGCATAATTTGGCCCACGCCCAGGGCACCTTTGGGACTGGTCAGCACTTGACCCGTTGGTCCAAACTGACGGCCTCCTGATTCTGCTTGTATCATACGACCATAAATGTCTTCTGGTGCCACTGGTGCGCTGACAGTAGGAGTGGCAGGATTCATCTGACTTAAATTGGTAGCTGATCCTTCTATCTTGACCTTTTGAGCACCTGTTTTGTTGTCATAGGTAATGGTTTGTTTGGTAGGCATATTGGCTTCTGCTTCGCGAGCCAATCTCCTGCGACGCTCTTCTTCTGTTTCAAAAGCGTAGAAATCTTCTGCGGCACCTGCCATTACGGGGTCAATGTAAGCCATTATAGTCCAGATCCTGAAAATAAGCCTCGTCCACCACCAATACCAAAGTTGTATTCACTGCCTTGACGACTAACTGTGGAACCTTGTGTGCCACGGAAGTCTGGTGTGTAGCTGGCAGCTGGGGTGCCAAATATCACACTAGCGTATTGGTTGTAGAGTTGTTGCGGAGTCATTGCAGCAGTGACGCCTTGTCCTGCGGCACCCAAGGCCTGTCCAAGTCCACCTTGACCTAGTTGTGCCAAGGTTGTGCCTACACCTGCTCGCTGTGCGGCTATGTCACGCAAGACGCCTGCGGCGGCTGCCTGTTGAGCGGCCTGTGCTTGACCAGCCAATTGAGTTTGAGCCAAGGCACTACGGGCTGAACCCAAATTGCCTGCACCGCCAAATTGAGCCTGTTGATTGGCCAGGTTCTGCATATATTGTTGTTGTGCTGGCAATAGTGCGGCTTGTAATTGCTGTTGTTCATAATCTTTGCTGAACAGGTTTTGAAGACCTGTGATACCTGTGCGCAAGGCGCTTTCGCCTGTTTCACCCACGGTCTGTTGAACTTGTCCTGCAGTGCCTGCCAGATTCTGTGCGGCTCTGGTTACTCCAGGGGCACCCAAATTGTATAGGTCAGTGGCACCGCCTACAGCTTGTTTGTAGGTAGGAGCAATGGTTCCTGTAAAAAATTCTGTTTGAGCCGCAATCTGTTGGCGTTGCTCTGGGGTCAGTTCTGGTGTGGTATAAGTTGTGCTACCACCGCCTGATTTTCCAAAACTCATTGTGTTTCTCCTAATAGTGTTATATTTAGTTGCATTGTTGTGATCCTGGTTTATGAGGGCTGGATTGGTGCCATTACAGGACTGGTGCCTGTGGGTATATATTGTGCGTTCTGCACTGCTTGAGCAGGATTGAATGTGGGTGGTACATATCCTGGAGTAGGCAAATTGCTGTAACCAACAAAATTAGGATTCAAAGGTTGTTGGTTGATCTGATTCAAGACCTGACCTAGGTCATAAGGTCGTTGCATTTCACGCAGGCCAAATGGCACAGCAGGCGTGTTAGGTGGTGTCATCCAGGTTGGTGTTATGTCTTCTGGTCTAGTAATTAGGTTGCGTTGTGTCCAAGCATACTTGCTTTGACCTGGTTCCGTGGTTTGATAAAATGGTTGTTGAGCAGGATTGATCACAAAACCTGGATTTACGCCTGGCATCACTAGACCACCAGCTGCGCCCCAGTTGATAGGCGGAATAGGACCGTAATCTGGTCTGCGAATGTTAACACCACCTGGCGGTATCAAACCTAAAACAGCAGGTAAAACAAGTCCTGCGGCAATCAAGCCCAGGATGTTGTCAAAACTAAGACCACCTGACAAATACCGTTCCAGCACACTTTCGTTGCTGTAGGCGCCTTCATAAGGTGTAGAATAGTCTGTGACGGGTGCTTGTCCAGGACCGCCTGGTGTGGTTGTAGGCTGTGTAGGCACAGTTGGATTTGGATTGGGCACAATGACCTGACTGCTACCACCTGGCACGCCAGTTCCAGTGCCAGTTCCAGTGCCAGTTCCTGTGCCAGTTCCTGTGCCTGTGCCAGTTCCTGTGCCAGTTCCTGTGCCAGTTCCTGTGCCTGTACCAGTTCCTGGTGTTGTTCCTGTGCCTGTACCAGTTCCTGGTGTTGTTCCTGGCACGCTTGGTCCACCTGTGGTAGGCCCACCACCTGGACCGCCTGTGACAGGACCAGGTGACACTGGTGGATTTATAACACCAGGAGGAACAACCACTGGTGGTATAACTGGTGTGTCTGGTATTGGTGGGGTAGGTTGTGGTGCTGGTATTGGTTGTGTTGGGTTAGCAGGAGTTTGGACACCATCTACAATGTCACCTTCTGGGCTAGGTGTTACTTCAGCCACAGGCGGATTGGTCACCGTGGTAGGTGGGGAGACTGGCCCAGGTGCTGGGGCAACTGTGCTTGCGGCGCCACCACCACCACCTGCGCCACCTATGGCTATAGCTCCTCCAATTATGGGTGCGGCTATGATAGCTTCTGTGGGTATACTGGGTATTACACCGCCTGGTGTGCTGATGCCTGTGCCAGGTGGCACTGGTGCTGTAGGACCAGGTGGCACTGGTTGTCCTGTGCTGCCTACACCTGTAATTTCAATGTTTGGTATGTCATCAGCAAAAGTTGGAGGACTTGGCAATTCAGTGTATTGAATATCTGGTGCTGGTCCAACTGTTACTTGTCCTGTGCTGGCATATTGCGTGCCTGGTGCCTGTGGTCCAGCTGCTTGTGCTTGTCCTTCCATCCAGGCCTGATATTCTGGGCTTCCTGGAGCAAATGGTTGCGGAGCCACAGGTCCTGCCAATTCTGCGGGTGGACCCACAAACTCATCTGGAATATAACTGTATTCGCCGCCCACATAATCACCAAATGCGCCCGTGGCTGTGTTCACAGTGTTGTGAGCATTGGCCACTGCCAATAGGTCATCGCTGGCACCAATCTGTTGTAGATAGGCAGGATCAACTTTGGTTAGGCCTTGTGCGGCATTGAGTGCGGCTATGGGATCAGATGTGGCGTTGGCCGCATCAATTACACTTTGTGGTAGATCACCAAAACCGTGGACATCGTCTACTATGCCAGCATAATCGTCCAAGGTAGCAATGTTGTTGCTGAATTCAAACACAGCATCATCAGCTGGTAATGCGCCTGTGTCAATGCCTTGTGCGACACCTTCGCTGAGAGCACGGCTCAAAGCCTGTGTGCCATAGCTCAAGGCAAAGGTCAGGGCCGCGCCTTTGGCTATGCTTTCTAGACTTTCACCTCGCACAGCACCTGCTGTGGCATTGGCCAAGGTTGCTCCCAAAGGTCCACCCACTATGCTACCAGCTATGGTGGCTATGGTTTTCCAACCCACGGTTTTGTTGACCAGTTTGTCAAAGTCCGCAAACAAGTCACCTAAAGCACTGCTGTTGGCTTTGGCACGCTGTTCTGCGGCAAAGCGCATTCTGGCTTCTTGGGCTTCTTGATTGATTATTTCATTTTGTCGCACATAGGCTGTGTCAATTTCTTTTTTGACAATGGGTGCGGCTTTGGGATTGGCCACACTGACAAATTGTGTGTTTGAATTCCATTGTCCACCTGTGGGTGTGGCTGTTTTGACCCATTCGCCAGGTTTGCCAGTGGCCTTGCCAGCATCAAATATTTCATACACAGTGCCATCTGGACCATCTAACGTGTATCTGTTGGCACGCAAATAATTGTATTTCTCTGTGCCAGGTTTGGGAAGTGCAGCTTCAAATTTTGCCACTTGTTCTGCTAATTTGGTCGCATCTGCGGCTTTTTGCTGATTGCTTGCGTAAAGATTATAATTGCCTTGTGCTTCTTGTCGTTGTTGATTAAACTCTTGCACAGGAACAATGGCGCCTTGTGGACGACCGTCTGGACCCACACGTTGTAAATTACCACCTACAACTTGATACCATCCACCTTTGACTCCAGTTATAGGATCATCTGCAACACTAACAAACTCCTGACCAGAGGGACTAAACCTATTGCTAAATCCTGCAGGGGTTCCCAAGGTCTTGGCAAAGTCTGCTGTGGCCTGAATATTTTTGATTTGTGTTTGTGCTCGTTCTACAATAACAGGATTTATTGTAATACCTTGATTTTTGGCATCAGCCACCAGACTATTGATCTGGTCTGTTGAGGTAGATGCTGTGATTTTGTTTTGAAATTCTTCCGTTTTCAACCTTAACGCTTCTTGTGCTGCTAATTGTTCGCGTTGTTTGACAGCTGTCTGCGCACTGCTTACATAACCTGGATTGATTGTGACGCCAGCTGCTTTGGCATCTGCTATGATTTTGTCAAAAGCGGTTTGATCTTTGGCACCAACAAGCTGATCTTGAAATTGTTTGGCTTGTGCCTGTTGTTGTGCAGCGGTTTGTTGTTGTGCTCGCGTGGTAATAGCTTTGTTGGCTGCATCAATATAACCTTGATTAACAGGACGTCCTGTCTTGGCAGCCACGCCAACTATGTAATCTAATTCTTCTTTGTTGGTTGCATTGCTGACCAAATTTTGATAGACAAATGGATTGTTAGGATTGGTCTGCAAAGCCTGATTAATACGTGATTGATATACCTGCTCACGTTGTTGTTGTGCCAAACGTTCTTGACGCAAGGTCTCTTCAGCGGCCAATTGAGCTGGAGTCTTAACTGCTTGTTCAGCTGCCTTGGCCTGCGTTTGAGCCTGCGCTGTTTTGGCTGTGCCAGTGGGATTGGCCTGATAGAACGCCTGACGTTGTGTGGTCAGTGTTTTCAACGTCATACCATCACCTGTGGCTGTAAGTGTGGCAGGATTTACAGGGGTAGCTATGGTTGAATTTTTGGGCACTGCATACCAGGCGGCTTGAGTAGGCGAAGTTGGAAAAAGGTAATATTGTGTGCCAGTGGCAGGATCTGTGATTTGATCGCTGGCACCGCCCTTGGGATCCATAACACTTTTGATTCTATTGTTAGGATCTGGCAATGCAAATTTGTTGCCAGCACCTGCAAAACTCTTGGCAGGTGCTACAGATTTTGGTGGTGTGCTTGTGGTTGATTTTGCGGCGGCCTTGGCATCAGCGGCGGCCTTGGCATCAGCTTCTACTTTGGTTGCACGTGCCTTGGCATCTGATATGACCTGAGAATTCAACATCACACTGCTGCTGCGTGCTGCCAAGGTTATGGCATTGATTTCAGCCTGTGTGGTGGCCTTGGCCAACAATGCTTCTGCCTGACTTTTGATACTGGCAGTAGAGCCTGAAAAACTTTTTGGTATTGTTAGAGCCATAATGTATTTATTGGTAGGGTAAAATACTGCCTTTATCGTTTGAATTCTGTGGCAGTCAAGGTTGAACCTTGCACATACACAGCTGAATTGGCCAAGAGACTACCAGCATACAGATAATACTTCACAGGTATGTTGGCGGTAAAGTTTGAATCAATAAAAGTTCCTGCTATGACTTGATTGTTGCCAAGTCGTTGTATGGTGCTGGGTTGTGTGGTTGTAAACACATTGGCATAACTGCCATAGTATTCCACACGTTGTAGATCTGGATTTTGCACGAAACCTGCGTCATACACCGTGGTCCAGGTAGTAAATGGTGCTTCTGCTTTGAGAATAACACCTTCACCACAGGCCAACACATACTTGGTTGACATTATGTTTTGAACTGCAACTGCATTGAGATTTCTGACAAATCCCAAGGTTCCATTGCTGGCAGGATTGGAAATTGTGGTCCAGGTATTGCCTATATCTGTGCTGACCAATATGGTGCCACCATCGCCTACAGCTATCCAATATCTGGTAAAAGGTGCGGTTCCAAGTTCAAAAACTGTGACGTCATTGAGATTGGCAGGAGTTGGACTGGATTTGGTGGTCCAAGTTGCACCTGTGGATCCAGAACTGGTGAGAACCGTGCCTTGATTGCCCACAACCATCCAGGCATTGTCTGTGCTGTTGTAAACCACACCATTGAGATTTTGCACTGTGTTACTGATTCTTGAGTTCCATCCTGTGGTTGATATTTGGCTACCGTTGGTGCCATTCATCACTCTTGAATTGGTAATAATGGTGCCTTGTGCGCCCACTGCTACCAAATTCAAAGTGGTTGAAGTTGGTGGCACATCAGGACTTCTATCAACGGCTACAGCATACAGATCTGTGACCACATTTGATGTTTCTGCTGTGACATTGCCAGACCAAGTGTTGCCACTCAACCAGCGACTGTTACGATAAATTGTTCCGCTGTTGCCCACATACAGGTGTGGTTGAAGAGCAGGATTCATCCAGTTAGGAAAACCTGCACTGCCGCCTGTGAGTAAAACAGCATCATTGATTGTGGTGCCTGTTCCATTGGTATAAGTGCTGATGCCACTAAAAGTAGAAGTCAATGCAGCCAAAGCGTTGGTTGTGTTGGCCACGCTTTTGGCCCAATACACACCATTGGCATCAAAGGTATTTAAAATATAACTACCACCTTCACTACCACCAGGTCCATCAAAAACATTACCATACATTTCCACAGCTGACCAATTGTTGGTCACCGTGCTGTTGCTGGCATTGGTCCACGTAGCGGCCAAGCCATCATAACTGTATAGCACAGCACCATTTGATCCTGTAACAACCAAAACGTTTTGAGTGCTACTTGCAGGAGTGGTGTTGCCCATTGGATATGACTTGGCAATGCTGGTCAAATTGTATTGACTGCTGTAACTGGTAGTTTCTTTCCACAATTCAACTAAATTGTATTCGCTGTTGGCAGAACTGCTGATATAGGTCTGATAGTTGACCAGAATCTTGGATCCCTGTGTGGCCGCTGTGGTTGTTGGTATCAAGGCAATACCGTTGGGCACAGCCTGTCCTCTGGTGTTGTTGGGATACAAATTGGCATTGTTGGTGTAGGTGATCTGGGTTGGATCTGGATTGGCATCAGCAAACACAGTATTGGTCACGCTGAATGTCACAATGTTGTTGGTTTGAACCACATTGCTGATGAGATTTCCACTGCTGACCAAGCCAGAAATAACAAGATTACCACCTATGATGGCATTGTTGCCCACGGTAAGACTGTTGCCAATGCTGACACTGTTGCCAAATCTGGCATTGCCTGTGTTGCCATCCAACCAAAAACCAGGACTGTTGATGTTGCCAAGCGTGGCACCTGTGGACACCACTGTGTTGGCTGCCAGTATATTGGCTGCCAGCTTGTCAGTGGTTATAGTTCCACTGTCAATGGCCTGACCACTGATGGTATTGGCAGCAAATGTGTTGGCAATAATGGCGGTAGCACTCAGCGTGCCTGCTGTAATAATATTACCACTGATGGTATTGGCTGTAAACAAGTTTGTGGTCAGTGTGCCAGTTTGTATGTTGTTGGCTGTTATTGTGTTGCCAGCAATTTGTGAAGCTGTGATAGTGCCAGTGGCAATTTTGTCAGCGGTAATTGTGGTGGCCGCAATTTGGCCAGCTGTGATTGTGTTGCTGGCTATGTTGTTGCCTGTTATAGTGTTGGCCGCAATGTTGTTGGCTGTTATGGTATTGGTGGCAATTTGAGTGGTGGTAATTGAATTGGATACCACGCTATTGCCAGGCACACTGTTGGCAATAATCACATTGCCGTTGACCACTTGTCCTGTCACAGGTAGCCAAGCACTGCCATTGTAACTGAGTGTGGCACTGGGTTGGCCAGGTCCACCTGTGTAGGTAAATGTGGCTGTGTCGCCTACCACTGGCGTCAATCCTGTTCCAATTGGCGGGCTAGTGTTGTCGCGACTGGCACTGAACCAGCCTGTAAGTTGTATGTCACTGGCACCATTGGGATCTGCTGTGGTTATTACAAATGCCAGGGCTATAGGACCACGATCACCTGGTGTGCCTGTGGCCGTGGTCACAACATCCAGGTCAATGGCCACATTGGCCACAGTGACCAAATAACTGGTACTGGGTGGACTACTTGCGGCTGCCCATTGTATTTGACGACCACCTATGGCGCTGTAATACAAGGTCCTTGAAGTGGCCGTGTCAAATGGTGGGCTGACCTGATACCATTGATAGGCACTGGGATTTGCGCTGGCCGCACTAGTGGCGCTGTTGTACACACCAAAATAGCTGTAGTTGTTTGAATTAGTATCAAAACCTGCTGTGCCTGTGGCATTGTTGCTGTAGCGCAGATTCACATACTGATACAAATAACCAAAAGGCGTGGCATTGCCTTCTTGACTGATCACACCTGTGGTAGTGTTGGCCACCAACACATTGCCTGGCAGGACCACATTGCCTGAGCCTGTGGTATCTAGGTTGCTGAGTAGATAATTTACTGCTGGTAATAATTGATCACTGTTGGTTACAGCAAATGTGGTCATTATCTGTCGTCCTGTGTTTGTGTGTATTGCCAGGTTGTGGCACTGCACAACCAAGTGTCTGTGTTGCTGGTGTTAGATATCTTGATTGAGTTGATACGATAAGCATTTTGATCAATCTGTGCCCAGGGATCGTTTGTGTTGCAGGCTATGTTTATGCCAGTTTTGAAATCTGGATCTTGCCCTACACTGTTTGATCCACCTATGGTAATGGTCACATTGCCTGTGCTTTCTGCCACTGGCAAACCTACCTCGTTCAAATTAACCACTTCAGGCAAAACTCTATGAACCAACAAGTGTCCTGTGTAATCTTTGAGCAACTGAATGTTGTCGCGTCTAAATTCGCTGTCTATGGGGGTGTCACTGATAAAAGTATGGCCTATGTCTTTTTGCACCACAGCGGTGTTGGCCACACCACGACTGTACACAATGGTTCTTGATGCATCATCAAACAATTCGCTGCTATCTGGCCAAGGACCGTAGACGGGTGCTTCGCAGGCCATTGAAGCATTGGCTATGTCTCTGGGCGGATTCCATACCTTGAGATCATATCTGTAGCTGATCATCTTGTTGCACCATCCAGTTGACGTGAGATCTGGATAGTAAATTTCTATTTGATTTTTTCTGGTGTTGTTTTCTACAAACACACGATCACTGTAGGCCACATTGAGATTGTCAAAGAAATAGTTGCGGATTCTTTGATTGCCCAAACCATTGAATTCATTGCCATCAAAAACCCAAATATCTCTGGCATCTACACCATACACTTCATTGTCTGCGTTGGCCCAACAGTTGGCATTGAGCAGGCCACGACCTTGATTGTGTAATCGCACGCCCAACACAGGTGCTGACGTGCTTTGGAAATTGATTGGTGAGAACACCACAGTGTCCCAATAACTGCAAACATAAAAGTTTCCACCGCTGGGGAATCCATCTACCACAGGTCCACGCACAGGCACTTCAAGTTCATTGGCCACGTTGTTGATGGTGGGTGCCCAGGTTGTGGGTCCATCATTGAGTCCAAATGCCTGACTCCAACGCACAGTGTTGGGAAAATTGGTTTGAATGCTTGATATGGCATTGGTGCTGGTCAAATTTCCTGCTATGAGAATACTGCCCACATTGGGTGTGTTATACAAACGCAAGAAGCCTGCCGTCAACGCACTCCAAGCAGGATTGTAATTCCAGATATAACCTGGACCGCCTGGATTGTTTGAATATTGCACAAATTGATTGCCTTGTGCAGTCAGATACATAGGTGGGTGCAGGCCATCGTTTACAAACAACACATCACCATTCCAACAATCTGTAATATTGGTATCCTCACTGTAGCCACTCAGTGGTGTGCCACCAGGACTAACATTGACCCAACTACCTGCGCCATTGGCTGCCCACCAATTGCCATCGCTGGTGGCCGCAATAAACCACCAAACACCGTTGGCTCTGTAACCGCCTGTGATGAATATGGGCGTGCCTGGTATGGCTTCTAGTATCTCTTCATCGCCCAACACACTTCTAATACCGCGTATGTCTGTTTCAACATTGTAACCTGAATTATATTCGTTGGGACCCAGGGCACTTGACGGTATGTCAGGATGAAAGGTCATATTTTGAAAGGGTATTTTGACTTCGTCGTATCTTTGTGCCATAAGTTTATTCCGTTTGAGCTGTGAGGTATCTAATAATTAGCACCCCAGGATTTGGTTGTACTACTATCTGCGCATTATCTGCTGTCATACCACCACCGTAGGTATTTCTTCCTTGTCCAGATGTGCCTGGAGTACCTCCACCACCAGCACCACCGCCAGCATACCAAACTGAGGTGCCAGTGATTGAGCTCTGAATACCATTGCCACCATTACCTCCCGTGCCATCACCGTTGACAGGTGCGGATCCTGGTGCGCCTGCACCACCGCCACCACCAGGGCCGCCAGGCGGAGCAAATGGGGCACTGCCTCCGTCATTGCCTTGTCCTGCTGTGCCTTGACCATAAGAACTTGCTCCAGCACTGTTAATAGCGCCACCGCCGCTGCCACCTGTGTTGCCGCCATAATTGATTGGTCCAACACCGCCGCCATAGCCACCTCCCACGGCTGTGAGCCCATTGAATGTGCTGTTGCCGCCATTGCTGACATTGCTTAATGTTGTGCCTGTGTTGCCTTTGGCGCCAACAGTGACTGGATATGTGCCAGAAGTCAAACTTATACTATTTCCTTGTAGTAGGCCGCCAGCACCTCCACCACCTCTGTAGCTACCTGTGGTCCAACCACCACCACCACCACCTATCAACAGATAATCTACTCCAGTGAGTGTACCGCCAGAAATGACAAGATTACCACTGGATGTAAATGTACGAATGGTATAGTTACCACTTTTGGTAACGTTACCACCTGACACGGATATGGGAGGTGCTTTCCAAAATCCCAGACTGGCCGCAAACATTATGCAAATCCTTTGCTGAGCACGGCCCAATATGTGGTTCCATCATAGAACACACTGATGATGTCTGTGGAATTGGCCGCTGTGCTCAATGTCTTGCTGTTGGCCGCATATTTCCAAGTGCTGGACAAGGTCCTACCACCCGTAGCATCCTGAGTAAGGATCAATGTAAAACTTTGACCTGTTTGGATATTGGTAATGCTGTTCAAAGTAATGTTGCCTACCAAGGTAGCACTTTGTATGGCACCTAAAGCTATGTTTGGTGTCAGTGTACCTGTAACACTGCCCAAGGCAAACACACCTTCTGTGTAATTGGCTGCTTGACTTCTCGCACTGGTTATAATATTACCACCAGTGATATTGGCACTACTGGTTATGGCACCTGTGGCTGTGACAGTGCCTGCCGTGACAATGTTGCCACCTGTGATGTTGCCTGTGGCACTTACGATTGTGCCTGTGATATTGCCGCTGGACACAGTGCCTGAAACACTTAGCACTCCTGTGCTGGGCACAAAAGTCAATTTAGTGCTACTGGTTTTGACGGGATTTGAACCTGCTGTGGCAATAACCATAGTAGGATAATGCGTGCTGACATTGGCAGTGTCATCTGTAATGGACACATTGCTGGCAGTGTTGGCAGTAGTAGCTGTTGTAGCTGTGCCTGCTGTGGTAGCGTAGGTGGCATTGGCCACAGTGCCCGTGACATTGGCTGCAGAAATATTGGTCAATAAACTGCCGTTTCCAATGATGTATGCACCTGTGATATTGCCAGTGGCTGTCACAGCACCAGCTGTGCGCAAGTTTCCACCTTGAACGTTGCCGCTGACACTCAATGAAGTCAATGTTCCCACTGAAGTGATATTGCCTTGTGCGGCAGTGGTCACAGTGCCTGCTGTGGTAGCAGACGTTGCTGTGCTGGCACTGGTGGCAAATGTGGCATTGGCCACTGTGCCTGTGACATTGGCGCCAGTGATTGAAGTCAATCTTGATCCATTGCCAATAAAGTTGCCAGCTGTGATATTACCAGTTGTAGATATAGTGTTTGATCCAAACGCGGCCAGGAATGTGGCCACGTTGGCATTGGAATATGTGGCTGCTAGCCCTGTGAGTTGACTGCCATTGCCAATAAAGAATGAAGCTGTTATGTTGCCCGTGGCTGAAACCACACCTGCTGTGCGAATATTGCCACCGTCTACGTTGCCTGCAACACTCAACGAAGTCAATGTGCCCACTGAAGTAATATTGGCCTGTGCGTTGCTGGTCACAGTGCTGGCTGTGGTAGCACTTGTAGCAGTGGTAGCTGAAGCCGCTGATGTGGCAAATGTGGCATTGGCCACTGTGCCAGTGACGTTGGCACCTGTTATTGCGGTAAGTGCCGCTCCTGAGCCAGCAAAGTTGGCGGCAGTGACGTTGCCTGTGGTTGATATTGAGTTTGATCCAAATGCGGCCAAGAAACTTGACACATTGGCATTTGAATAATCTGTTACAATGCCTGTGAGTTGGCTGCCATTGCCAAACACGTAACCTGCTGTGACGTTGCCTGTGGTTGACAAGGCATTGCTGCCAAAGCTGGCCAACAGCGTGGCCACGTTGGCATTGCCGTAACTGCTGACTATGCCTGTGAGTTGACTACCATTGCCAATGAAATAGTTGCCTGTGATGTTGCCTGTGGCACTTATGGTTGACACATTGCTGGTGTAGTTTTTGAGATTGGCACCTGTGACTGTGTAGTTGACATTGCCCGCAACCACAGGCACTATGGTAGTGTCTGTGACTGTGGCAAGATTGGGTAGGTCTGTAAATTTAACATTAGCCATTGGCTTATTCCTCTATAAATGGATCATTGGTCTCTGTGACCAGGTTATCCACACCATTTTGTGTGACAAAAAAATTTGTTTCCAAAAACACAGGCACAGGACCAATGGTAATTCCGTTGCCTATTTCTATTCCGCCGCCTATTTCTATCATACCGTTATATACTCAGGATCAATGTTGATGAGATATTGATTGGCTCCAACATTGTAATTGTAAGTTGCAGTAACCGTTATCTTGGTAGTTGAATTGGCTGTGTTGGCCACAGTGGCTGAACTATTTGCATACCGTATGTTGGTGTTGCCTGTAGGCATTGTCACTGTCCAGGGTGTTGCGGGCTGTTGTATCAACAATGTAACAACGTCTGCTTGATTATTTTGTGTGCCATTGGGTTGTGCCACCCGTGTAACAAAATTTGTAAACGAACCAATGGTAATATTGCCAGTGGGATATATGGTTTGATATTGACCATTGTTTTTGTTAATGGTCAAGGTTCCTGTGGTATTGGCAGTATTGGCATTGTTGTAATGGAACAATTCTAAACTGCCTAATTTGTTTTTGGCCAGATCATCGTCGTTGCGCAAGAAATAATAATTGGGTGCGCTGCGAACGCCAGCAAAATTTGATTGTCCTCCTATAGAAGTAGTAGAGCCTGGATTGTAAATGCAATAGGCATTGCTGGTAACGTTGGCTGTGCCCAAACTGTTCCAGGTAAAACCTGTCAGGTTGGCCACGTTGCCAAACAATTGACTACCAGCAGCTACTTGCACCAAGGTATTGGCTGTGCTACCAGTGAAAACTGTGGCAAAAAACGAACCCACTGTGCTGCTTTGAACAAACACGTTGCTGGTATTGTTGGCAAAACCCAGGTTCAATGCTGCACTTTGAGCTCTGTGAGCATACAGATTGTTGCTGACAATGTTGCCATTCATCAAATACAGGTCTTGACTTATGGCCGCTGTTCTACTGTTGGCATTGGCACTGCCAACGTTGCCGCCTGCCAGGTTGGCCCAGTTTTGTATGGTCAAACCAATCATTCTTATGCCATTGTCATATCTAATGTATTGATCAGTGACCAACAATCTTGCAGCCACACCATTGTTGCCGCCTGCCCCTTGACCACTGTAGTTGCCAAGTTGTCCTGTACCAATGATCACACGTCCAGGATTGGGATCTGTGTTGCTTTGCCAACTGTTGACATTGAGTATGATATTGCCATTCATAACCAAATTGCCCAGGGTCACATTGCCTGTGGCCTTGTCATAGGTCACGTTGGCATTGCCAGCAAATACACCGCCGTCATTGAATTGTATCTGTGTGTTGCTGCCGCCTGCAGGAATATTGGTCAATTGACTACCATTGCCTAAGAAATAACCTGCGGTGATGTTGCCTGTGGTTGAAACATTGCCTGCTGTGACCGTGCCAGTCACGCTCAAACTGGTCAAGGTGCCCACACTGGTAATATTGGCCTGTGCGTTGCCAGTGACTGTGGCAGCTGTGCCACTTGAAGTGGCAAATGTGGCGTTGGCCACAGTGCCTGTGACGTTGGCGCCAGCAATGTTGCTGAGCAGACTGCCATTGCCAGCAAAATAACCTGCCGTGATGTTGCCTGTGGTGCTGATAGTGTTGCTGCCAAACGCTGCCAGGTGAGCGTTGACATCTGCGTTTGAATATCCAGCAGGTAGGCCAGTGAGTTGGCTACCATTACCTATAAAATAATTTCCTGTGATATTGCCTGTGGCTGTGACAACGCCAGCAGTGCGTATGTTGCCGCCTACAATATTGGCCACTGCACTGACACCATCAGCTGTGAACAAGCCACCTGTGGCAGTTACAATGCCTGCAGTGTTGATGTTGCCACCACGCACATTGCCTGCGGCTGAAACCACACCTGTGATCAATGCACTGCCAGTGGCTGTAACGTCGTGAACATAGGCATTGCCTGTGTTGGCTGTGAGCACAAGATTGCCACCAGCCAGGTTACCGCTGAACGTGGGCAAATAATTGGCCACATTGGCATTTGAATAAGCACCTACCACATTGCCCACCTGGATGTTGCTCAAATAGCCGCCATCGCCTAGATAGAAATTGGCACTGACCCAGTTCGCACCCACAATATTGCCTGTGGCGCCAGAAGTTTTCAGCACATTGGCTGTGACATTGCCCGTGGCACTGACATTGCCAGCGGCAATGTTGCCTGTGTAAACTGGCAAATAAGCAGCCACATTGGCATTTGAGTAATTGCCCAAGGGCAGATTGGTCAATTGGCTACCATCACCTAGGAAATAACCTGCTGTGACGTTGCCTGTGGTTGATATTGAATTTGATCCAAATGCGGCCATTAATGCGGTCACATTGGCATTTGAATAATTGGTGGTAATGCCAGTGAGTTGACTGCCATTGCCAATAAAGAAATTGCCAGTGATGTTGCCAGTGGCTGTGACCTGGCCTGCTGTTCTTATGTTGCCACCTGTGACATTGCCCGTCGCACTGACAACACCATTGGCCAACACATTGCCGTTGGCATTCAAGTTGGTTATGCCCAGGGTGCTAGAACTTGGCACATAGGTCATTGGTGTAGTAGCACCATTGTCTATGTTGATTTGTGTGTTGCCAGGCGCACTGGCAAAGGTCACATATTGTGTGCTGGAACTCAGTGCATTGGCATTGCTGACAGTGACCAGGTTGGCAATGCTGGCACTGGTAACTGTGCCTGATATGTTGGCAGCCTGTATGTTGCTGATGCCATTGCCGTTGCCTGCCAATTGACCTGCTGTGACAGTGCCTGTGGTTGACAAGGTATTGCTGCCAAAAGCAGCCAGCAAGCTGACCACATTGGCGTTTGAATAATTACCAGCTGGCAAGTTTGTGAGTTGGCTGCCATCACCTAGTATGAATGCGCCCGTGACATTGCCCGTCACGCTGACTGCGTTGCCTGACAAGGCACCTGTGTAGGTTGGCAAGTATGCGGCCACATTGGCATTTGAATAATTGCCTGCAGGCAAATTGGTCAGCTGACTACCATCGCCAAAAAAGAAACTGGCTGTGACGTTGCCTGTGCCGCTGATTGAATTGGTGCCTAAATTTGCCAACAAAGCTGTGACATTGGCATTGCTGTAGTTGGCCGTGATACCTGTGAGCTGGCTACCATTACCAAAGAAGTAGTTGCCAGTGATGTTGCCTGTGGCTGTGACAGCTCCGCCCACGGCTACCACATTGGTGGCTTGGTCAAAAGTGAATGCAGCACTGGCTCCTGCCACGCCATTGTTGTTGTAAATGACCTGTGTGTTTGAACCAGCAACAACAAGATTGCCTACAACGTTGCCAACAAAGTTGTCAGCATAGATGTTGCCCACCGCTGAAATATCGCCCTGGCTGATAAGATTGCCGCCTGTGATATTGCCTTGAGCACTGATGTTGCCCACGGTATTGATGTCTGTGTTGATAGGTATGTTTTGGCTGCCAGTGTTGTACAGACCTGTGTTGTTGTTGGGCGGAACTGTGACATTGCCACCTTGACTTGTGTATAGGCTTGTGTTGCTCATAGGGCTTCCTGGTTATTTGACCGCGTATTGGCGATCGCGTCTGGGTTGGAATATGCTGTAGAGTCTGGTGTGTCCGCCACTCCATTTGCCCAGGCTGTTTTGATTGTTGACCACTGCCCAGGCATTGTCATATTTGGCCTTGTAGATAGCAGCATCTTCTGCGTTGTGACGTTTCACATAGTATTCGTGCAAGGTAGCATAGATATAGCCTTCAGGCCAGGTTTGTAACACAGGATTGGTCTGAACTGTGCCCACTTCTACTCTGCTGATGTTGGTAATGGTGCCTGGTGTGGGTATGCTGCCACCTGTGACTGTGACCACGATTGAACTAGAACTCACAATACCTGCGACCACGGCGGTGCCACCTGACACCAGGCTACCTGTGCCAGCTGTGGCTGTGACTGTGTCACCATTGGCCAGGCCAGCTGTGGTGGTCATACCTGTTATGGTCACTGACCAAGGGCCACTACCTGTGACTGTGGCCACTGTACCAGTGGCACTGATCACAGTGTTTTCTTCGCTGGGAGTAAACAACAGGTTCCAGGCACGATAATAATACAAATTCAACAAGGTGCCTTCTGCCAGATATGGTAAAAATTGGTAATTTGATCCCACTTCACTGAATTTGCCGCGTATGACCATTGGCACATTGACGGGTTGTAGATACAGTTGAGCAATCAAGCCCTGTGTGATGATGTCTCTGTCGCCAATACGATCATACACGATCCAAGGTCCTGTGTTGCTGGGCATAGCATTGGTGCCTTGCTGGAAGAACAAGATAGGCTTGTTCATATCAGCTGGTATAGGCATCAGTTGATTTTCGCCCACGGTGCCAAATGTTTCGTAGGGATTGGTTCGCAGAGCAGGCAACTCAATGTTGCGCATTGTTAGTTCTGCCTGGAATATACACTGCTTGATTTCATCATCGTTGGTGCTACCAGTGAAATCTTTGATGTAGTTTACCAAGGCATCTGCGTTGGGAATTATGAACATAGGTCAAAGTCCTTTAAAAAACTTTTTTTCACCTGACTTGGCAGGATATGGCACATCAATGGGTATGGGCAACTTGCCACCAGGATAGCAAACATACTGTGGATATTCTTGTTGCACCACACGATAAAATTGTGCTTTGAGGGTTTTGTCATTTTTGAGTGCGGCCCAGGGTATGCCACCAAAATATTGGTCGCTGATACGGATGGCCACCACATCTGGCAGGTCCATCCATTTGTAGCCCAATTTGCCATCTGGCATTATGGGCGCCAAAGGATCTGGGTGTCCTGCTTCAGCGGCTTCTCTATACAGTTTGCAACGGCGTGCCACGGCTTCTGCGTTCATTTGTTCGCGGCGGATGTAGAATTTGCCGTTTTCTCTACCAGTTGTGGTCTTGATATTGCGGCTCAAATTCCAACCTTCGCGTTTCCAGTCGCCTTTCATTTCTCTATACAACTTGTTGTTTTTGCTCAACAGCTTGTCAGCAACACCGTTGTGTGTGGTAATAATACCGCCGTGGTCTTGTCTCAGTGTGTCATAGTCTGGTGTGACATTATGCACGTCAATGTATTCTGGTTTGTTGGAATCTTGGCTCATAATGTATATTTAGTGTGATCCACACATACCTGGTTGTTCAACCAAACAAAAAGCCCCTTGCGGGGCTTTTTGATGAGGCACTGATCTTGTGAAAGATTAGTATGTGTCGCCTGCTCCCACGTTGACACGTTGCACAAATGTGCTGGTGCGTGGTGCACTTACTGGGGCACCTGTGGTTGAAACGTTGTTTAACATACCAACGCCTGCTGGGTTGCGAACAATGAGAGTTCCTTCCATAATGAACTGGTCTAAACTAGCGTCAGCGTTTGAGAACACTTCGTTGTTTGGACCTAGGTCACGTAAAGCACCCCACTGCAACACTTCTTCGTTGAGGAAGTAAATGCTGTTTGACGCACCAACTGAATCCATAATCCAGCTATCAAAGATTTCATATGTGTAATTGAAATCGCCTTCGTATGTCTGGATGGTGTCGCCACGCTCAACATTACGACGGTTGATAGCTGTGTTAGAAGTTCCAATCTGATCTGAAATCATTGTGCGCAAGCTGGTTGGCACAACCATTGTGCGGATCTTGGCATTGTAACGTTGTTCTGCTGTGGTCACCAACTGCTTGTAGGTGATGGGCGAGAACAATTGGTTCACAAATGTGCCAGTGTAGAACTGGGTGCCATCTGCAGCAATGTTCAGGTTACCAACGTTGGCTGTGGCACTGTCTGTGCTGGCGTTGTTGGTGTTGGTTGTGATGTTTGCAGCCGCATTACCACTTGGGTTAAAGCTCTGTGTGCCTGCGAAAGCACTGAGCGATCCCATACGACGACCACCAGTTTGTGCTGTGGTTGGGTTGGTAATAGCTGTACCGCTTTGACCGCTGTATTGTGTGCCAATTTGGTCGTTGCGAACCAATTGAGCTTCCACGTCAAACATCAATTCAATCAATTGCTTGACTTCTTGATATGCTTGTGGATCTCCACCTGATTGCATTACTGCACGAGCTGTTCCACTAGCAGCGATTGTGGTCTGGAAAATCTGCGTGTAGTTGGCCAAGTTGTAGCGGTTGTTGCTTTCAGCGTTGGAGCTGCTAACACTTGCGCCTTCTTGCACAGCTTGAGCGGCTGGTAAACGATAAATGTCGTTGGTCCAGAGCGGTAATGTGCTGTTGACCTTGCGCTTCTTGGTCATACACATATTGAGAACGGGGGTATCGTCCTTGACGCGGTTACTTACATCTAGGTCTAAGTCTTTGACAACGATGTCTGCGCCATAGGCGGTTGTGCCGTTACCAATTTGACTTGTTGTAATTTCTGCCATCTTATTCTCCTTTGAATATTGTTAGGCTATATCAACGACCTGCACGGGCTGCTCGCAATTTGGCGAGCTGTGCTACCAGCAGGTTGTCTGCGGCTTTTTTGTCGCCGCCCTTGGCTTGTTCACGAAGTTTTTGTATGTTGTCATCGCCACCCTTGTTGTTTGCACTGGCTGTCTTGGTTCTGGTCAAGGCTGCTATGCTACCACCTGCCTGTTTGGCCGCAGGACGATCTCTGAATTTGAGACCATCACGGATCAGGCTCAATATGGTTTCATCGCTGGCAATCAAATCCAGGTTTTTCACACCAGGAATCAATTCTTCTTGACTCTGTGGCCAGCTCTTGCTTAACTTTTCGCGCAGTTCATTGTAGACATATTCGTTTCGCAACTCCTTGTCTTTGAATGCCTTGCGGTTTGAGTCCAAGACTTGTGCCACTTGTTGACGGCGGATATCACGGAACTGATCCACAGCAGGTTTGAGCTGGCGGATTACTTCGCCTTGTTGGGCGATGTAGCGTTCATTCTGTTCCATACTGGCACGGATGCGTGCTTGTTCAGCGGCATCTTGTGTGGCAGCCAACTGCTGTTGGAACGTGGTCTGATATCCTTGCGTGCGCACAATTTCATCATAGGCTTGACGGATCCTGGGTTCAACGGTGAATTCCATTGCCAGGGCCAGGCCTTCTTGACGGGCGCGGGTTTCTTTGACATATTCATCAAACTCTGATCTTTCAATCTTGAGTTGACGTGCTTCTTCGTGTATCGCTCCACCTTGACCCAGGATAGCGGCGGCTCGCTTGGCATCAATCACAACCTCTTTGCCATTTCTCATAAACTTGAACTTGGCTTGTGGGTTGCTTTCAGCAAACTCAATAAAATCAATGAGTTCATCTGCGGTGCTGTCAGCTGGGGCTTGCTCACTTACCTGATCTTCTGGGGCGAGGTCCTCTGCTGCGAGTTCTGCTTCTGGTGCTTCTGGTTCTGCGATTTCTGGCTCATCTGGTGCCACAGGGGATTCAGCAACTGCCTGTTCTGCATCACCTGTCACAGTCTGTTCAGCGGCTCTTTGAAGGTTACGTTGCGTTTGTTCACGCATTACGGCCATCTTGGAGGCGATTGATTCTAAACTAGGGACTGCGTTTTCTACAGTGGCCGTGCCCTCAGGGGCATTAGGCGTGATAGTTGTCATAGGGTTTCCTTAAAGTTAGTCGCCACGGGCTCTTGTTGTTGAGTTACCGCACGGTTTTTCATATACACCGCTCGTTGGAGCGATGCTACAAAACTGTCTATGCCTGCGAGCTGATTGTTAAGGGCAATCCGCTTGGCATTGTCATCCAGGCTATGACCTGTGATGGCTGTTATTTGGTCTACCACTTCAAATTTCCATTGATGTATGAACAAGGCCAGATCTTTGTTTTTGAGCAAGGCTTCTGCGGCCGTGCCGTGTGCTTTCACACGGTCCAGTTGGCTGGCTGACATATCCTTGATGGTGTTCAAATTCACCGTCAAGCGAGTGTTGAATGCGTCAATGGTTTCTTGTGTAAGCATCAGTTGTAAAAGTCCTTGCCCTTGCCTTGTGCCATACTCATATAGCTGAGTTGGCTCTTGGGATCCTCACCAGCAATCTCAGCCAAGATCTGCTGTGTCTTGGCCGCATTGAGTTCAGCAGTGCTGAGATCTTTCTTGGCCTGTGGATCTGGTTCACGTGTCTTGGCTGCTTGTTGTGCTTGTTCAATCATCTTGATCACTTCTTCATCTGTGGGCAAATATGTATCTGCGTCTTTGACTCCCAGCACATAAAGTGTGTCTTCATAGGGCTTGCGCACCTTTTTGTAACTTTCAGGTGTGAGTGTGCCTGCGGCCACCATACCTGTGAGGCTTTGATAAAGTTGTTGTTGCAAGGTAGCTATCATCTGCTGGCGTTGGATCCTGTTTTCTTCACTCATCATACCCAGGGCCAACTCAATGTGCATCAATTTTCTGTCACAGAAATTCATATCATCCCAGGCTGCATAGTCCAGGAATTCTGGTTTGCGATCTGGATGGTATTCTTGCGCCAGTTTTTTGACACCATAATCATCGCCGTACTGTATGAGTGTGCGCCAAACCAACCAAATGGCTTCTTTGAGACCATCTGCGGCATTGCGCACAGCGTTGTCCTGTATGATTTGGTTGGGAGTCAGGGCCATTTGTAGCTTGGCACCTGAATTGCCAGCGGCCATAACTTCAGGATTGAACACATCGCCTGGTTGGGTCATACCAATTATGGCCATTGTGTCCTGTTGTATGCGGTTCATTGCTGTGTCCAAAAAGCCCAAATTGCCGCTGGGCGGTGGAATTGGATACACGTCTGTGGCAGGATCAAACTTGGTGTCAAGGATAAAGATAGCGGCTTCGCCATCTTGTAGCATTTCAAAGTCTACCTTGTCTGGTTTGACACCCAATCTTGGTGTGGCTGTGAGCAGGCCCAGTTGGATCTCTGCACGCGACGCAGAAGTTGCGTATTCCTGCATTGGCACCACGCTTTCTGCTATGCTCATACCATAAAAGTTGCCAGGAAGTGGTTTGGGACACATATTGGCCACGGGTATGAATTCTACTTCCTTGGCACTGATGATATATTGGCCGCTGAACACAATTTCTACCAGTTCCAATTCACCGTCGCCGTCAATGTCGTGTGCGTTCCACACTGTGAGTATGGTAATCTGTCGTGCCAGGGGATCTTGTCCCACACCTGACTCCACAGGAATACCCATCACGGGCACGCTGTCGCGTGCGTGTATGGCCAAGTTGTTGAGCACACTGCCTGCTTGGTAGGCACCGTTTTGGTTGTACTCAGCAAACTCCATAAATTCTTCAAGATGGTCTTGTATTTCAGGATACAGGTGCACTGCTTCTTGAATGCTCATTGGATCATAGAAACCACAGAACTGTTGATCTTTCATTTCCTGCACAGTGGGATCACAGATCCAGTAGTGTTGCGCAATGTTGCGGAACTTGATGTGCAGGTTGTAGCCTGTGAGTTTGTATTTGGCTGTGTAAATGGTGTTGCGTGCAATGGCATCTGCCACGATCTGTTGTTCGCCACTCAATTCTGCCTGTGCAATGGCATCTGCGGCGGCCATTTCTTGATCTGCGTCCACGTCTGCTTGGCCTGCCAGTTCAAGACTGCTGTCAATGCTGTCCTGCTCCAGTTGCAGACCCAGGCCCTGCAGATTGGCCTGTATTTCTTGCTGTGCTGTGGCCAGGTCCACACGCTGTTTTCTGCGACTTTGGCGCAACACCGTGAGTCCTGCGTCTTCTGCCTGACGTTCAAAGGCCTGTAATTGGTCTGCTGTGCCAGAAGTTTCTACATAACGTGTGATAGGCTCGCGTTTTGGCAACACCATAAGCATACCATTCTTGTGCAGATTGGCATCCATTGTCCAGCGTTGCAGGATAAAATGTGGATCATTCTGTTCGTTGATGACCTTTGACACCATATTGGTGGCCTGTCTTGCGGCCACTTCATCTGCTTCTCCATCTGGCGTGAATTCAAAGTTGATTTCGCCATTGGGTGCCATACCTTTGACCATAACAGCCGTGGTATAATCCACACAGGGCTTGACCACAGGATGGATATAATCAATGCCATTGACTGGTGCTGTTGAATCATTCACAGCAAGACACAAATAATGATAGTCACTGGCACGATTTACAGCGTTTTTGGTGCCTAGATAGCGCAAATATGCCGCGCATTTGATGTCAAGTTGGGCTTTGAGTTTGGCAAACCTGTCTAGCACAGGATTGGTAGTATTCAGTTGTCTTACGACCTTGTGTTGGATGTTCAGCATTGGTGGCGATTCCTCATCTAGTATTTAGTGAGATGTCAAGATACCAGGCTTAACTAGGGTCAAACGTGCGCTTCCAGGCGGCCTGTGGTGCAGGTCTTTGTATGTAACGATCACGCTGTGCCATCATACGTTCTCTGGGCGTGCGGTTGTCCCAGGGCTCTGCTATGTCTTGCAAGCAGGCTAACAAGGCATATCTGGCACTGTCAATGCAATCATCTGGGTCGCTGAAACGTCCCTGCGGATCCACATAGTAGTTTTGTGCTTCACGCAAGAAATCCTGACAATTTTCATTCACGTGCAAGGTGCCTGCCTCCAGCATTTGGCGCATTACGTTGATGCCATAGGCCTTGTGATTGGTGGTGCGCCCTTGGCTGTCTGGCGGATTCATTATGGCACGCGGCCACACATTGAGTTCGTACTGCTCAAACAGCTCGCGTATGCTCAAACTACTCATAGTGTAGCGACCTGCTGTGCCCGCATCAGGCGGCAACACAATGGGCGTGCCAAACACTTCAGGACGCAACAAATGGTTGATGTAGTTGGTTGGGTTGGCTTCTTCCAGGCCAGTCACACAGATCTGGCGATGTAGCCAAGCTTCACGTTCTTGAGGGTGCCAATACATCAAACTTATCACAGTTTTGTCGTTGACCAAGCCCAAGTCCAAGCTGATAACTCTGTGTATACCTGGCATTTGTCTAAAGTTATACTCGCCTGTGGCATAGGTAGGCCAGGTGCGTATTTGAAACACAGCACCTTGACCCATTACGGGTTTACCAGCAATACGAGCTTCACGCTCGTGCGGCAAGTAATCACGCTCCAATTGAGCTCGCGTTGATTTCAGCAAGAATGGTTCACCCCAGGGATCATATTCTGGCACATCCTCCCAACTAACGCGGATAAAATCATAGCCAGGTTCGCGGTTCCAGAACTTTGACACCAGGCCGTTGAGACCTTTGAGTGGTGTAAAACTGCAAAGTATCTTGCCCTGTGTGGTTGCGGTTCTGGTCACTATCTCACTGAAGAAATCATCTGGTGGTTGTTCATCAAACACAGCAAGATTCAGTTTGAAACCCTGCATTTGGCGAACTTCTTGTGTGTAGTTGGCAAACAACAGGTAGCTTTTGGCACCTGTGGTGTGTAGAATCTCCACACCCAAACAGTTGGCACCATCGCAACGCATAGTTTCACGCACTATACAGGCGCGGGGAATGGCCCCTGTGCCTATGTTGTCAGAGATCTTGACATCCTGTGTGCCCAAGAGTTCATTTTGCAACACCATTGCCACCTGGCTCCAGCCTTCACCAGCCACCATTGCTGTTATGGCTGTGTCAAATCTGTGTCCTTGCCACCACGCAGGATATAGTCCAGTGAGATGCATTGCGGTTTCATAGCAGGTTGACACTGTCTTGCCAATCCTGTTGGCCGCCAAGATACCTCTGCGGTCACTGTTCGCAGTGGCAAAAAACCGTTGTTGATGCTCAAATGGTCTGAAATATCGCAACTGGTTCCAGCGCATATCTTCTGCCACGGTCAAGGTCAAATCTTGTAGCTTGTTGAGAGCTTCAGTGGGCAACTGACCAATGTTGTCTACTGCCACACCTGTGGTTTCACAGGCCCAACGCAGGGCTCTGCGGGTCAGCACATCATCGTTGATCACAGGATCACTCCTTGATCAAGTCTGTGTGTATCTTGTAGAGATTCAGCAGGGCCCAGGAGAGGTCTTTGGCACTGCAATCGCTGATGCTCACATCTGCATCCTTGCGCAGGCCCTGTTGTAGGCGTTCTGCTATGAGCCGCATACAGTGTTCAATCTGCCCAGGAAACTTTTCACGAAAAGCTTCTCTGTGTGCGGCTCCTACTTTTTGAGCAATCAAGGTTTCTTGAAGTCTGTGTGCGTCTGCCTGTTCCCTGGCTTGACGTATGGCTTCGTCCTTCCATTCGCCCATCATTCTTTGACATCCCAGGGATTGTTGAGTTCTCCACCCACCATATCAGCAAATTCACGGTCCACAAACACATCCCACCAGTTTGAGTCATTGAATTTGAGACGTTGCATCATTGCACGCAGATTGCGACCCATTGGTGTCAGGGTGCCATCTGCACGGATCACCAACTGCTCACCTGTTCTGGGATCTACCCAGCGTATGATTTCTGGTCGCATACGGCCAAACTTGTCCATCTTTTCACCTTCTGGTCTTTGGTCAATGGGGCCTAGCACTTCATAGCTGATCATACCATTCCTGTATTTGCGGAACACACAATCTACCTTGCGGTCCAAGGCACGGAATTCTTGATCTGGATGTGGCACCAGTCTTGAAACAAACTGATTCTGGATCTGGCTGTGATCTGGTAAACTGGCATCACGCGGCGGTGTGGGACGCAGATCTTCCACAGGCACCATATCTGCCCGTTCAATGTAGGGATTGTCGCCACCCACAAATATGGCATCAACTTCTTTGCCATTGAGCACGTCCATAGCCACTTGATATTTCAGCTTGTTGGCACGACCTTTGAGATTCAGCACAATGCCTGTTTGGTCATAGACGAATCGCTCCAGCTCTTTGGCTGTGGGAAAGTCTGTCATTAGGCCTTCCATATCAAATTCCACAGCAGGAGTTGCGTTCTTGGCTATGACTTCTGCTTTGCTTTGGGGACGGGCCGCTTGGTGTGCCTCTGGTGTGACTGCGGTGTCTTCCCAGGGGCTGGGGGTGGAGGGGGTAGCAAGTTTTTTCATTTCTATACCTTTCGTTGTCTATGCTATACTGCCACTCACTGGGTGAGCGTGTTTATTTAGCGGGGCGTGTTTTTTTTGCTGGCTTTTTGGCTGTTTTGGCACTGCGTTCAAAGGCCGCGGCAGTGGGTGCTCCCTGGGTGCCTGGCTTGCGCATACGCTCACCACTGCCTGCCTTGATACGACGGCGCTTGGCGTGTATGTTGGCATAGAGTCCAGGTTTCATCGTCTACCTCTGGTGGGTGGTCTAAGTGCGGTTCTCAATGGTGGATTCACACGCACGGCCTGTCTGGCCGTGGGTCTGACCACAGGTTGTGGCTGTGGTTGTGGTCTGGACACAAAATTGGCAAATGGATTGGCCTTGGGTTGTGGCTGTGGTTGTGGACCAGGCCCTGACTTGGGTGGTGTCAACAGATCTACCAGACTGGATTGCCCCTTACCAATGTTTTGTATCTGTTGTGGCGTACCAGGTTGGGTCGCGGGTGGTGGTGCGGGTTGTTGCAGATCCCTGAATCCAGGTTTAACAATGGCCATCAACTGTTCATCAGACATACCATAACTAATATTTGGTTGAGTTGTACCAGGCTGGCTGAACGCTGGATTTTGTTGCAGCGTTGGAAATGGTGGCGGCCCAGGTGGCTGTTGACCCATTAGTTCCGCTGGAAGCCTAAACGGCCGTGTCAACAGCATACTGAAATCAGTTATTGGAGTCTGTTGTGGCGGCTGTTGCGCACCAGGGCCAGGTGGCTGTTGACCCATTAGTTCTGGTGGAACCAATCCTGGTTTGCCAAGGCTGCTCTCTCTGACACCAAGGTCCTGGGATGGAGCGATGCCCATACCCGCATATTGGTTGCCTGGTGTGGCATAACTGGCCCGTTGCTCAGGCGTCATTGCATAAAAATCATTGCGGATCTGATCGCTGTTCATACCAGGTTTATACATCTGATCAAAATACGTATAGTAAGCCTGCAGATCAGGGGACATCTGTCCGCCGCCCATTCCTGCCAAGGGATTGTTGGCATTGTACAGGAACTGACCTTGTTGGCTGTAGATGTCACCGCCTGGCATAGTCTGAGTAGGAATCACGTCCATACTCATTGGACTGCTGCTACCGTAACCCTGTGTGGCTCCAGGAAAACTGGCGCTCATATTTGGTCCTTACTTGCGGCCTGTCATCTTGTAGTGCGTGCCACCTGCGGTGGGATTGCGCTTGGGACCTGTGTCGCTGTGCAGGCCTTCCACAGTCTTGTCAATCCGCCCCTGCATACCAGCACCACGACCGCTGAGTGCGTCTGTGATCATCGTGGCCAAGGCTGACTTTTCGCTGCCTGTGGCACTCTTTTCTGCACGGAACTTGGCACGCTTGGCGGTATTGCCTGTGTTGCCTGATCTGGGACCTTGTGCCTGGTTCACAGGTTTGGCCTGTGGATTCTTGGTAGAGACCTTGCCGCTACCATTCTTGTTTTTTTCAATCAATACTTCGCCGTGTCGTGCCATATCAGGCTCCTGGGGTTAGATAAACGTTGCCAGTGGCGCTGTCACCAGCAACGCTGACATAAACTTGTGCGGCATACGCACATTGGGGAACTTCCAAAACGATTTGGCTGGCTGGTGCAATCACTGTGCCCCGTCCATTGGCACCAGAAGTGGGCACAACAGCATCCACATCGCCGTCCGTGAATCCAAAATTCACAACCACAACATTGGCTGTGTCAGGATTCACAACTAGGAATTTGGTAGCACCACCTTCCAGACTGGAAGTTTCTGTGCTGTCATCTGTGTAGGCAAGCACAATGCTCTTGCCTGTGGGTGCGAAAGAAGTTGTCATCAGCATTGATTCCCTTTGGTTGGTCCACGGCCTGCGTTGATGGCATCTGCGTTACCGCGATAGTTCTGTGTGCCTGAAGGTTCAAAACTTCTTGTGCCGCCTGGCGTACGAACCTGAGCACCACGGTTGATTGAATCACGTGTACTGCCTTGTGCAGGCAAACCAGGCACAGCACTGGTTGGAGGACGGCACGAACCGTCTGCCAAGGTACCTGTGTTGCCCTTGACAGGACCACGACCTTTGTTGATCAAGGCGCCGTCATTGGCTTTGCCAGTGTGCTGATTGTAGCAGACCCGTTGGCGAATGTTGGTTTGAGTTTCACGCTGGGCACCATCAAAGCCCAGACCCACGTCACGCTGTGTGCCAGCTGGTTTCATATGTTTCATTTCATTTTCCTTTTTGCCTTGCGGGCGGTTGAACGGGCCTTGTCCTTGATAGCTTCACGCTGTGTAGCATAGGCAATGGCCGCAGCTTGTTTGGGCGGTTTGCCCGCACGGATCTCCGTGGCAATGTTCTTGCCAATGGCCTTCTTTGAAGTTGATTTAATTAAGGGCATAGTATTATTTAGTTGATTGATCTAAACTGACCAGTTTAGCCAAGGCATCTTTGAAAGCCGCCGCTTTGGCAGCCACAGCGTCTTCGCTTTCTGTGACTTCAGCCTCTATCAAGGTGGTGCTTACCTTGTCCAAGATCATTTTCTCATACACCGCACGGTTTCTGGCGTCTGCGTTGATGATGGCATCTCTATAACCTTCCAAGAGGCTGACCTCAAAGGGCTTGCCAATGACCTGTTGGCAGGTTTCCAGCAGGTGACGGGCTGTGAGCTTGTCGCTGGAGCCTTTGGGGCGTCCAGCGCCAGGCCTTGCGCCACCGTGTTTGCGAGTTGAATGAGTTGAATCTTTTTCAAGTTCCATACACCTATTTAGCCACAAGGCCAAATACCTGGTGTAGACTTGCGTCTATTGGCGTGGCACAGGAATTGGATTGGGATTTGGAAATGTCTTACGGCCTGGCAATCGCACAGGACCTGCACCCATTTGGATTGGTTTGGTCATATACCTATTTACACACAGAGTAAATATCCTGTGCGTTATACCGTGATTACCTATCGTCGCAAAGGCTCTGTGTGGATCATTCATTCACGAACTGATCGCGAGCTTTCTGCTCAGCAAGTTGAATGGTATCGTGTCTGGCCAACTCTC